AGGAACCCGTCATGGCGGTCCTGGCCTTCATCCCCGCAGGTCGCCACGCCCGGCGGGCTCGGGACTACGAACAGGGCGGCCCAGGGGTCTGTATCCGGGGTGAAATCCTTGTTCGGGAGCGCCGTGGTCAGGCCGAAATCGCCGTCCAGCCAGCTCATGACCAGCGCGTTGCGAACGTCGAGGAATCTCATACGCGGTTCTTCTGAGCCTCTTCCTGGAGAATCTGCCGAAAGCGAGCCACGTTCTTGCGGACCATGCCCTCGGGCGCCTTCGTCTTGGAATAGCCCTCAAACTCGATGCGGTAGGCGTAGGGCATGTTGTTGGTCAGCACGGTATAGCTGCCGCCCTGGATCGCGGCCACGATGGACTCCATCTCCGCCAGGGTCGCCCCGCCCTGCTTGTCGGCGCGGCCATTCTCGCCCGGGGCAGGCTTATCGGTCGTGGCTTGCCAGTCGCCACGGAGACGGCCATCAAGGACTGGTGTGTCCATGACCACGGCCCGAAACAAGCGCAGCTCCACACCCCGGGCGGTTTGCTCCAAGGAGCGACCAGCCTTCCGGGCGAACCCGGCGACATCATCACCGAAGCTCATCGGCGCACCTGCAATTCATGGAGCACGGCGGCTCCGGCGGGACTCAGGGTTTTGACGCGCATCACCGTCCAGTCGAGCCCGCCCACCGTTACGGTGTCGGTTACGACCGGATCGACCTCAAAAGCGGCGCAGAGCAGCTTTTTGTCGGTGCTCACGATGTCCACCCCAGCGGCCCGGAGATCGCCAGCTTCCTTGCCGCCGTAATTCAGCAGGATGCCGTCCGGCGTATAGGCCGTGGTGGTCTGGCCGGTTGTCTCACCGGTCAGCGGGTCATAGGTGCCGCCAGAGGTGCGCGTAATGCTCACCGGCTGGCCATAGCTCGCCAGCAGCCGCGCGGCGGTGGCGGCTGTACGGTCGTAGAACTGGCTCATGATCGGACAGCCAGCAGGCCCCGAGTGCTGAGGTAATCGGCGAACTGGGCGCGGCTCGGGCGCTCCGGAGCAGCCCAAAGCACCTTGCCGGTGTTCTGGACCTCCTGGTACTCGACCTCGATCACGTCGACCTTCTCGCGCGTGACCGCCCCCTGACGCTGATCCGGGGGCGCCTGTTCGTCGGCATAGATTTCGGTGGCCAGAGCCATCTGGCCGTATTGGATGCGGGCCGGGATGTAATTGGAGGCGAGGTATCCGCCATCAATGCACACCCCTTCCCGGGGCCATGACAGGCTCTGATCGGCAGCGACACGCCAGCCCTTCCAGCGCATCACCTGCATCTGCAAGGCAGCCTGCCGCAGCAGGGCCTCACGCGCGGTTTCGCCTTCGGGCAGGTCTCGACCAAATCGCTCGGCATAGTCCGCCAGTTCCGCCACGGTGGCGAAGCTGTCGGCGCCAGCCACGATGCTGCCATCCTCGATAATCAGAGCCATTGGGCCATCATCCTCGGAATTCGGTAAAAAGAAAGGGGGCATGCGCCCCCTGTCTTACTCGGCCGCCTTCTTGGCTGGCGCCTTCTTGCCCTTCTCGGTGACCTTCGGCAGGTCCTTCTCGGGTGCGGCGTCCTTGCGTTGATCCTCCGGGACATACCGGGCATCCACGATGCGGACGGCCGCCTTGCGGGCCAGATCCTTCACGTCCTCGTTGTAGCGAGTGAAGGGGCCGGCCAGATACCACACTGGCGCTTTTTGCTTCGCCATGATCCGTTACTCCTTACTGAGCGGCGTCGCCCACTGCGATAACGCCGGCGGTGTGTTTCACGGAGGTGGCGACCTGATCCCAGTTGGTGCCGGTAGCCAGTTCCGCGTCGGTCGGGGACTTGCCGCCGTTGGTTTCGTCCCAGGTGTAGCCCTTCAGGCCCAGGCCGAAGGTGTAGTCCACCTGCATGGTGGTCTCGATCCGGGTCTGGCCGTTGGACGTTTCGATGTTGCTGATCACGTCGCCGGCGTCGTGGACGATAGCCGCGGACTCCACCAGGCCCAGAACCTTCTGCTTGTTCGGGGTGCCAGCTTCGTACAGGGCGGGCGCGTCGGTCACCACCACCGCCTTGCCCAGGATGTCCACAACGGTCACGTTCTGGGCCTGGAACAGCTGCGGGGTGTTGGTCAGGTTCTGGCCGATCAGCTTGTGGTACACCGAACCGGTCATCACGTTGGACAGCACGTTGCCGCTGTGGTCGCCGAATTTGGCGTGCGCGTCGTTCAGGGCGTTGTAGGACAGGCCGCCGCTGGCCGATACGTCGTTGGTGGCGTCGCTGTTGTTCTCGATGGCCGCCACCAGGGCGGCGATAGCGGTGTTCAGCTGATCCGCCATGAGCGCCTCGGCAAAGTTTCGGCTGGCCACCTCGATGCCCTCGGCGGTCGGCTTCTGCAACCAGGTCAGCTGGCCGGGCTCGAAACGGATCGGGCCAAAGCCGCCGGCAATCTTCACCGAGCTGTGCTTCAGCTGGGTCAGGTCGGTGGCGGAGGCGGACGCCTGGGAGGCGTAGCGATCCACGCGGCGCTGGGCGCTGTGAATGGCGGCGAAGAACGATTCCTGGAGGAAATCGCCGTCGAAGCCCTCGGTGGTCAGGCGGATAGTGTTACGGCTTGCGGCGTTGAACTTTTCCACCATCTGGTCCAGCGTCTCGATAGTCGCCGGCATGATGTACTGGTTGAACACCTGCATCTGTGAAAGAGACATTTCTTGTCACCTCATTGATTCAATTCAGGGAAACGGTTACGAATTGCGGCCGCACGCTCGGAGCGATCTCCGCCCATGCTGCCCTTTGAGGCGGCACCGCCACCCTTATGGCCACCACCGGCACCGCCGCCAGAGGCCTTTGACGCAACGATCAACGGCGCAAAGGCCGGATCGCTTGCGAATTCTGCTTTCAGTTCCTCCACGGTCATGGCGCTGGGCTTGCCCTCGGCGTCCAGAACTACCGTGGTCGGCTTGCCATCGCGGATCTCCATGGAGAGACGGCTGGTCAGGTGTGGCTGAAGCGCCTTGGCGCTGCCCTGTACGGCGATGTCCGCCGCGAGGCTTGACGCCACACCGGTGACCATCTGTTCTTTGAGCCAGGCTTGGTGTTGCTCCACCTCACCTTTCAGCTCGCTTTCGCGCTTGGAGAGCTTTTCCTGCCAGCTCTTCTCCAGGGCCTCGACATCGCCCGCCTTGCGGTGCTTGTCGTCGTCCAGGCTGGCCAGCTGGTCCTCCAGCTCTTTGAGGCGCTTGGCGGCCTCCTGGCGCTCCTGCTTCGCGGTCTTGGTCTCGCCCAGCAGCTTCTCGTGATGCTCTTTCAGGCGCTCGTTTTCGGCCTTGATCTCGCTGATCTGCTCCGGGGTCAGGCTGCTACCGCCTTCACCGCCTTCGCCACCAGCCTCTTCACGGAATGCACGGGGGAGTTTGTTGATACGCATTGGTCACTGACCTCTTGGTTACCCACTGGGTTGGATTCCCGCGCGCTCGAAGGCCTGGGGCTCAAGGGCCCGCATCTCATCAAGCGTGAGGGGTTTGAAATTTCGGTCCAGCTGCAGCTCTGAGAACCGGCTGGCGGACAGCCCGCCCTGGCGCAGCAGGCGACCCCGGGCCGGGCCCAGGGTCGAATCCTGAAAGGCGGCAGGCTGCCGCTTGAGCCATTCGTAATACGTCAGGTCCGCGTTCACCGGCCCCTGCTCAGAGGAGCGGGTGGCGTCGCGATCCAGGAAGTCGAGCCCGTCATCCAGCTCGGCCACCGTGGTGGACCGGCAGCCGATGTGAATCGGCGGCTTCGGCCCTTTGCCGACCTTGAAGGTGCGCCCATCCAGGGAGCGACACTGCGCACTGGTGCGGCTATCCAGGGTGGACACCCACCGGTAGCCGGTGACGATGTCGCTGTTGCGCTCCCAGGCCTGAAAGCGGGCAACGCTGGCCACATGCTGGACGGCGGTTCGCACGACCGCCTGAGCATGCCGGCGAGTGGTCTCGAGCAGACCGTCCCGGTAGTTCAGCGCCTTGGTGCCGCGGATAGAGCGGACGATCTCGGCGTTCGTCTGGCCCTCGAAGGCGCCCTGGCGGATGCGGTTCTTGACCGCCTCGATCTCCCCGGCGCTCCAGTCTTTCAGGAATGGCTTGAGTAGCTTGCCGCCCTGGGCGCCGCGCACCGACATCGGGTCACTGGTGGCCGCCGCCCAGACGGTGGCGACCGCCGGAACGGCCAGCTGGACCCCGGAAACCACCTCCTGCAGCGCCCGCACCTCGAAACCGGCCTCGTAGTCGGCCAGATCGCGCAGATCCGCGGTGATCGCTTCCAGCTGGGCGCCGTAAAGCCGGCTGAGCAGGTCGTCGATTTCGTCGAGCAGTCGATTCAGTTTTGCCCGGCGGTAGGCGCTGATCTCAGCCCGCATCAGCAGCCGCTTGCGCAGCTCGCGGTCCGCCTGTTGGAGAAACTCGCCCATCTTGCGCGTCTCGCCGGCCTTCAGGCGCTCCAGATAGACCTGGTGGCGGACGGAGGCGTTAAGGAGTAGTTCCGGTACCGCCATCGGTCATATCGTCCAGGTTGAGGCCGGCGTCGTTTTGCGTTTCTTCGCGGATCTCTTCGTCGGTCTTTTCCGGATCGATCAGCCCCACCTTGCGCAGGTACGCCCACAGGTCGCCCTCGGGGATGGCGCCGCTCATCCAGGCGGCCACCAGCTCCTTGAGCATTTGCGCGTCGAGGCTGTGCTCAGTCAGGTCCTGGTTGAGCTGGTACAGGGCCTCACCGGCGGCGGCCATGAACTCGCCCACCCAGGCCAGGCACTGGCTGTAGGCTTCGGAGACGTTCGACGCAGCCAGGGACAGGATGGAATGCTGGGTCTCGCTTTCATCCTGCGCCTGAGTGGCCGTCTTGACGGCCTGGCCGGGCTGGACCAGCCGAGCACCCAGGGCGACCATGCGTTGCTCGATGGCCTCCAGCTCTTTCTGGAGCGCCGTATCGGCGGTGACGGTCTCGATGCCGAACTGGCCGCCTTCGGGCAGCATCATGGGAGAGCGACTGCCCATCACCACGCCCTTTTCCTCCAGCATGGCGACCCACTGCTCGGTGAGGCCGGACATCCAGGGCTGGGGCTGGCCGGCGTAAAACAGCGCGTTGTACCAATCCGCCCCCACCTGGTAGTGCTTAATGTTCAGGGTGGCCAAATCCAGCAGGGGCGCCTTGTCCACGTCGGAATCGTTGTTGCGGGCACCGACAAAGGTGAAGGGGATGCGATCCCAGGGCTGGCCATTGCCGCGCTTGGGAATGGATTCCTCATGGATCACGAACGCCCCTCCGGATTCCGGCTTGCGCCAGATGCGGACGATATACACGCCCTCTTCAAGGGAGAGCTGGCGAAACTGCTCGATGGCCTGAAGCCCGAAGCCGTCTTCCGTTGGCTCCTCGGCATGCTCATGGATCACCACCAGGGACAGCAAGTGGGCCCCGCCGATCTTGGTGGTGCGCCAGTTGATGATCTGCTCGGCCTCATAGCTGTTGATGGTGGCCCGGATCAGGCCGGCGGCCTGCTGAGCGCGCGAGGCCGGCGCATCGGTGGTTGGGTAGTCCACCAGCAGGCCGGCCCGGCCCTTGCCGAGAACCTGGCCGAGCACCTCCTGGCTCTGCTGGTAGATGCTCACCCCGGCGCCGTCGGCATCGCTCTCCAGGTAATTGAGCGCGTCCGGGGCGGTAAAGGTCGGCACCTTGCGGAACACGGCGCCGATCAGGCCCTCGCGGGTGTAACCGGTGGCGTTGTAGAAGCTGGCCCGCTGCTTATAGCGGTCGTAAACCGCCTTTTTTTGGTCCGGGTTTTCCTCAACAGCGGACGGGTTCGGCAGGTACTCCTCGCCCCGCTTCTTGACGGCACGGTCGCCACGGCAAACGTCGCCCACCAGCGCCCAGTCCGGCTTGGCGTTCAGGTACTCCTGGCGTTCAAATTGCACGTCTGCCATTAGAAATTCATTCTCAGCTTGGTGGTGGTGGCCGGCTTGATCACCGGGTACTCGTAATGGATGAAGTAGCCGCCGGCGTCATTGGGGTGGTCCAGGTCGCCGGTCTTGTCCGGCTCTCCGTTATCCGCCCAGGGCTGCTGCTCCAGGGAATCCGCGTAGCTTGGGCACGTGTCCGTGTTGACCAGATAGCGCCGTTCGCCCTTCGCGTTGCAGAACATGGCGTTCATGGCGTTCACTCGATCCTTGACCGGCGGGTTTGCCTTGGGCGCATGCACCGAGAAGCCGGCATCTCGCAAAAGGGCCAGGTCCGTGGTGCTCGCGTTGACGGATTTCCTCGAATCCCCGGAGGCGTCCGGGTAAATGCGGATCTCGCAGGTCTTTCGGTAGTCGCCGTCGGCGTACTCCCAGTACCGCTCTTTGATCCGGCGGATCATGTCCGGCGTGTCATAGCCGTTCAGCAGCTCATCCACCGCCCTGGGCTTTCCGGCCCGCTTCACATGGGTGATTGCCGACATCTTGCCGACGTTGAAATCCATGCCGATGAACAGTGGCTCGCCGTTCTGGACCGTGTCCCCGCAGTGGTTCAGCTTGCGGTCGAACTGGTGGTAAACGGTGCCCGAAAGCAGGTTGACGAACTGACCCCGGAGGTACGCCCGGATAAGCTCCGGGGTGTACGCCTCCAGCATCGCATCGATGTAGTCCTCGGGGAGATTCGCCTCGTTGTCGAACGTGGAGGCCTGAATCAGCCCGTACCGCCTGCGCAGTTCCGGCTTGTCCCGCAGCGCCTTAACGAACTGCCGATAGACGAACTTGAAGCCTTCCGGCGTCGTCGTGACATCGATGCCGTTCTTGACCCCGTGCACCTTGTAGCGCATCCGGGCCATGATCTTGCGCCAGGCCTGCTCGGCCTTCTTCTCGGCGAGCAGGTCCAGCTCATCGACCAGTGCGTGGCCGATCTTGAAACCAACGATGTTGGCCGGGTCATCAATGGAGCGGCAGATGATCGAGCCGCGATACCGAGACCCGCTGTACACCTCGACCTCATGGTCGCCGCGCTTCACCCGGACCCGCAGGTCCATGGTCTCAGCCACCTCGGCAATCGTTGGGTAGAAGATGTCGCGGATCAGGGGGTACGTCGGGGCGAAGTAGCCCTGATTGATCTTTGGGTGCTCGTAGAAGTGGGCCAGCATCCCGGAGCAGCCCACCCATGTCTTCCCGGAGCCAAACCCGCCCACATAGCCACGGTACTTGTGCGGCAGGTTCAAGAATTGGCCCTGAGGGACGTTAAGCGGCGTCCTCACCACCCTTGCGCGTTCTGGCATCCTGAACCTCGAAAACAATCTTCGTTGGCGGCAGGTCGGCGCCACCACCGGCGGGGTCTGGATTCCTCTGCCACTTCTCGCGCTGTCTGTTGTGGAGCCAAGCCAAACAAGCGGTGGTATCGGGCGGATAGTGCTCGATGTAGGGCTCAACCACCGGCTTGCCCTCGTACTGCATGATCTTCACGGCCTCGTGGCTGTATCCACAGGCGCGTCGATAAAGGCTCTCAACCACGTTGGCGTCGGCGAGAGTCTTGCCCTTTTTTAGGGCCTGAAGAAACTCCGGATGCTTGGTTTTCCAGGTGTTCAGGGTGCGCTCTGTCACCCCGAAGAACTCGGCCATCTCCTTGTCGGTCAGACCAAGTTTGGAGAGCTTTTCAGCCTGCTCCGCATATTCAGGTTGATAGCTTGTCGGTCTGGCCATCACCGATGACCTCCTATCCTGGGCCCCGCCCAGTTAATCGTTGCCGGGC